TCTACCTCAACGATTTCGTCTTCATCATCTTCAATGGTCAGGTCTGTATTTTTAGGCATATGCACTTTCACGTTGCGCAACTATTTGCTGAATTCGTTCAGGATCATACTCATCATCCAAGCTAGCAATGATCTGTTTGATTCTAATTGGGTCAAAGTGGTTTGATGAGACCATGCCGCCGTGGGCGAAGCCGGGCTCTGGTTCCTGCAAACGGCGAATGATTTCTGCATCATCTGGCGAAAGGTCTTTTACGCCGTTGTTAATCAAGTTGCTTATGTAATCTGGATTCAAATCGCCAGCCACCTCGCGGTACTTGTTTTCGTCCACATACTTGCCTCCAATCCGAAGCAATCCGGAGTTCTGCAAATCCCCCACATCAGACCACTGACCGCTCTTAACAAAATCTTGCACAAATGGCAAGAACTCGTCAGCAGGCTTTTTGTTCCTGAAACCTTTGATTTGGGTGATTTTTTCTGGAACCGTTATCCCTTGCGAAGTCAAATACTCTTCAATCATGTCAATTCTTTGGGCGGGGTGCCTAAGACTACTCACTTCCGGATGAGCTTGCGCGTAATACTCCATGGCATTATTGAGTAGTTTAGTCCGATCATCAGGAGGCATGTTGCTGTAATAGTTTTGCGTGTTTTGTGGCTTCACCTCAATCGTCACACGTGGCTGGCCCTTGTCATCACGCAGGGAGTAGATGCGGCTTTTGCCCTCAATCACGTCAGGGCAGTAACCACCAACGCAGTGGGCCAGGGTGTCGCCTTCGTACTTGAGGGCGTCTTCGAGCTCTTTGCTGACTTTTGGTTTGTTGCGTTTTGCCCATTCAGTTGCAAGCTCTTGGGCATAACCTTGGACAACCATACGGTAGTCATCGCCTTCTTCGTCTAGTCCTCGTCGGGCAGCTCTTTGATGAGCCTGATTCATAATCCGCTCTTGTTGATTTGGAGGAATGTCAAAAAGTGGATCTGCGTACTCTCCTTCAATAAGAGGCTTATCCTTAGGAACTCTTAACTCCACCCATTTCATCCCCTGCTCAGGATACTCTTTGACCAATTGCGTAGCTGCATTGTTGGCCCTTAAAAGATCAGCCTCAGCCTTTTGTGTGGCACGCCATGCATTGATGTCAGCTACTCGATCAACAGCTTGCGGCATAGTTAGCTTGCTTAAGTCGGCCGGGTCAATGAGCAGGTTTTTAGGCAAGCCAGATTCAGGGTTGGTGGCGTTGCGCAGCTCATCAACAAGGTGGTTGAAGCCAAGGTCTTCAGTAAGACCTCTTTCAGGATAATAAACAGGGGTTTCTGGTGGTACTTTGAGCAGCCACGGATTATTATCAACAGTGGAGCTTAGACCTCGGCGAATCTCAGAATTTGTTAACGGGCGAGTATGTTCACTTGCAGGGGCCACATTCAAAGCAGCGTCAGATGCATTCTCCCATGCTCTAGCTGTAGGTGAAACACCTACTCCTTCTTCAGGAAAACCGGCCTTTCTTCGTGCTACCGCTACTTGTTCTGGCAACCAATCACCATGCAGCGCATCTTCTGGATTATAGGTATGGAGCGCTTGTCTAGCCTCAACTAAAGCCTTCTCTTTTTCCAAGCCAATCATCTGCTGGCGCATTGAGGTCAGATCCCCAATAGGTACACCACGCTCTCTAGCTGTCTGTTCCATCTTGGCGGCAAAGGCATCAATACGTCCTTGCACCTCAGCCAACTTGGCAGGTTTGTCAACGGCGTACTTCTCAGCCATTGCACGCAAAGGATCGCCAGGTGTGGCCATCTCATTCTTAATGTACGGCACAATCTTATTGTCAATGAAAGTGTTGATTGGAGTAGGTCGCACGTAGTAACCATCACCGCCTGACTTGTCTCTGACAAAACCTTTTTCAATTAAGTAATCGGCCTCTTCTTGACTAGTTGCAAGTGAAGAAGTTTGACGATCTTTCATCGGACTCACAGAACTCTCAGGCTCACCTTTAAGAAAGTTCCCGCCGGGCATTTTGATGACACCGGGCATCAAACCTTGCCGCTGCAAATAATCCTCAGCCATTCGTGCTGCTGTTGGCCCTAGTGCTTGGCCTGTTGCCTTAGCTCCCTTAACACCTAAACCTGCAATGGTTGTAGCACCTGTGCCGCCAAGCATATTGCCTGCAGTGGTGAATGCTTTGCCGGTCGGGGTTGCGTTTAGCTGAGCACCCGGCAGGTACTCGTTGTAGAACTCGGTGGTCGGCAGCTGCGGTGTAGGGTCTGCCCTGCTGCCAATGCCAAATGCACGTAGCGCAGGTAGAGCATTAAGGAACTGTGAAGGCACTTGAGACATTGCCATACGGGCCAATCCCTCAATGTCTCCTGGCAATCCTGCGGTGCCTGCTGCGTAGCCTCGGAGTGCAGATAGTGGAGCGTTGGCTGCAGCCTCACGGTCTTGCAGTGCCCGCCGTGGCTTCATCTGCGGGAATACGCCAAAGGCTGCACCACCGTCTTCCATATGGACTGCGCCGCCTTTGGCAAAGCCTTTGCGAGTTAACAATTCAACAGCACTCGGGTTCATCATTCTGAATAGTTCTGTGTTTGTCGACTCAGGGTTTTGACTTAACGGTCTTCCACTAAGAACAACTTCTCCCCTTCCCATGCCTTGTGCTTTACGCAAGTCAAACAACGATAAAGGGGCTATATTTTCAGCAAGCTCACCCATTGATCCGCCTTGATCAAAGTATTCGCGAAACCTCGGATCATCAAGAACAGACTTAAAAGTCCCTTTGCTACCCCCTCTTTGTAGTTCAAAAACTGCAGCATCAAGTTTGCGTTTATCAAATACTTTACTAGGATCATCAGTTGCAAAGAACGAGTAAGCCGACGGTGAGCGAGAGCCTGGATCTGCTGGCGATGCAATGATTGTTCTTAGTTCTCTATCTTGTTTACCTGGAAAGTATTCATTTGATGCAAATCTGAAGTCAGATGAACTCGGTGAAACATCAAAGGCCGGTTGACCAATAGTTGGATGTGTATGAAAATCAGCAATAGATCCATTGCTCTTTAATGCCCGGGCAATGTCAAATTGGTTTGGAGCAACCGAATCGTATGTTCCTGAAACTATTGATCCTACAGGGCCTTTATCGGCTGATCCAACTACAGAATGTTCAACGTTGGATGTATATGCCCGACCCAATGCCTCTCTGATTTGACGGGCTTGAGCAGGAGCTTCTTTTGAAAGTAACCGCATCAATGCACTTAAGCCGCCGGCTTCTGCATCACCTGCATCTAAAGCCATTAAAGCAGCACCGGCTTTGCGTGCCACACGACCACCGGGAATCAACATCAAGCCTGCATCAAAAAGAGTTTGAGGAACCAACGTCTCTGCGGCAAACTTTGCGGCTTTAGTCATTGCATCCTTAGTTTCTTTTGAACTAGGGGTTGCACGTTGTTTAGGATAAATGCCAAAAGCTGCTCCGCTGTCCACTTGCCCTCCGTCCCTATACGTTATTTTTTGCGGCTCCATTTTTGGACCTAAAAGTTGAAGCGCTGGGGTTTCCAATCCATCTCTAGGATCAAATAAACCTATTTCACCTTTTAAGGCCTCGTCTATAGCGTTAGGATTATTTCTAAACCGAAGACCTTTGTCCAAAAGAATTCGCTCAATTTGAGCTTTGGAGATTGGCAATCCCTCGTCATTCATGAATTCGTACAACCTGCGTTGGTCAAATCCATTTCTAAGTCCATACTGCAAGTCATTAAGAATTGCACTAGGGTCACTGTATGTACTGCGACTCGGGCGAGCCAAGTCGTATTGAGAAAAAGAAGAGTGAGGAGAATTAAGCCGAAGAATATGAAGAGAAGGGTTATCTCCACCCAAAAAGTTTGTTCCATCACCATAAGGTGCAACACCAGTTGCAGTTCTTCCTGCAAATAACCCCTCAGCACCTGAGTCGCGTGGTTTTATACCTAATTCAGGAGTAGCCCTGAAAATCAATGACGGGTCATTTCTAGCCATATTATCTAACAACAGCAGCTGATCCTTACTTACAGCAGATAAATCTATTGATCCATCCGTTCTAAAAGGAATCTCTTCTAAGCCTTTGTTTTTAGAACTTCTGGGTTTAGTTGTTTTAGCTATTTCGGCTAAAGGACTAGGTGCCTGAGCAGGAATAGCTTGTAAGGCTTTCCATTGGTCAAATGAAGGCATGTCTTTTGTGTACAAATTTTTGACAGCTGCTTCATAGGCATTACGCTCAGCTGCGATTGCAGCAAACTCTTCTCGCAACTTGGACAAACCCTTAATTGCATCTAAAGCTGAGTTGACAATAATCTTTTTAAGCGGCATAGGGGTTCACCTTGTCTCGGTTTTTTGGCCGTGGTTCATCAACGTCTTTGGCTTGTGGCAGCTCAAACCATCCATCGTTCTTGAGATAGATGACAGCTTGCGTGAATGTGTCGACATAGTCGTCATGCTCGGCCAATGGGAACTTGGTAAGCTGTTTGAGGAATGCTGCTGCCCAGCTGACGGGCTGTCCAGGGTTGCGCTTTGACTCGGGTATCCACAATAGTCCAAGCTCCAAGGTCGGTGCCGCTTGATGTGCACGGCTTACTTTGTCGGCGTTGCCAGGATTGTACCCTACTGCCGGCACTCTGGCTAAGCGCAAATCTTGTAGCAGCGACTGACCACTGGCTTTGGCCTCGACTAGGATCCTGTCGGGTCGCCGAGCCCGAGTAGGCATGCCGGCTCCGTTGTTGTTGTCGCCGCCGTACTCAGTCGTCCAGTCCTTAACCGCTTTGGCTCTTAAGTCAGGGTAGCTGAGGTGTTCGTCCCAAGCGTCGAGCAGCATGCAGTTCCGCTCGCCTTTGTGCGTAAACATTCCCCAAACTGTGCATGCAGTTGGATCGCCAGTAGTCTTCTCGGTGAACGCGCAGTCATAGGATTGGAGGATGTACTCGTACTGCGGTAGTCGGTCAGCGTGTGGCCAGAGTTCAAAGAAGTCAGTCTTGAGCAGGCCGCCGGTACTTGGCACAGGATCTTGCTGCAATTGTCCGCTTGTACCGTACGAGCCCAGCAGCTGCTTG